AGCGAAAGATGCCGATACCACTATCGCCCTCAACCGCGCCACCCTGAATAAGATCATCCTCAAAGAGGAGACGCTGAAGCAGGCCGTTGATAACGGCGATGCGAAAATCACCGGTAACGCCGATAAACTCAATGAAATGCTGGGATATATGGACAAGTTCGAATTCTGGTTCAACATCGTTACACCATAAAATAATGCCCCTGCATCGCCTGTGTTGCAGGGGACTTACTTAAGGTAAACTGCTATGCGTTTTTATTCATATTCACTTTTACCATCTCTTTTTTACCTGGCTTCTGCATCAGTTTTTGCCGCAGATAACCATGCGTCGGATGCAGCACAGGCGAACAACCCACTGGCCAATATGACCGCATTTAATATGCAAAACTATTATATTGGTGATGTTAGCGGCACGGATAGAGATGCAAACCAGTTCTGGTTTCGTTACGCGCAACCTTTTTCATTAGGTGAAAGTAACTGGTTATTACGTGGCTCGCTCCCCGTCAATACTTACCCGACACCACCTGGTGGTAGTCATAAAACCGGGCTGGGGGATCTGAACCTCTTTGCTTCATGGCTGATAGATACAGGTAATCCAGCTGTGAGTTTTGGTTTTGGTCCACAAATTACGGCTCCAACTGCAACCGAAGATTCGCTTGGTACTGAGAAATGGTCTGCAGGCCTGGTAAACGTGCTGTTTGATGCCAGCTCGACGAAATTCCAGTACGGTTATCTGGCTTCCTGGCAACATAGCTTTGCAGGTGAAAATAATCGCAGTGACGTTAATCTCGGCACATTCCAGCCATTCTTGTTTTATCAGTTAGGTGGGGGTACCTATCTGCGCGCAGCCCCTATCTGGGTATATAACTTTCAGAATGATAGCTATAGCGTGCCAATGGGGCTAGGTATTGGCCAGGTGATTAAACATCAGAGCACGGTGTATAACTTCTTCATCGAACCGCAGGGTTCAGTGGCCGACCATGGGCCAGGACAACCGCGTTGGCAAATTTTTGCCGGGCTTAACCTGCAATTCCTAAATTAATGAATACATGACTGAGGCATCCTCAATTTGTTCAGTATCGATGAAATGCATATTTATAAGCTTTTCTCTACTAAAAAAGGTCTTTAAGGGGGATATGGAAAGTTTCTTTTGAGTTGCATTACATTTTTGCAATGTAGATTACTTTCTATGTCTACTTCTCGCTCAAAGTGGACCGTCAGATTTGATTACGTCTTGGCTACCCAAATTTTCATTTGAAGTCTGAACAAGTACATAGGATTACTGGTTTTCGAATGCAGATAATCTATCCTCCAGTTCGTCTACTCGCTTAATCAATACTTGTACCGCAGCCAGTGTGTCCATCATTAGCACGTTGTTATCTAACTGAAGGCGGTCGTCATCCACCCGTTCACCGTTGCGCATATATGCCGTGTTAGTCTGCTTCACATACTGCGGATCAACGTCCTGCGCCTGCTGCGCGATAATTCCCCGGCGCGTCCTTCCCTGCTCGTCGTCGTTATAGACGAACGTCACCAGCTCAAGCGCCCGGATACGGTCGACAGATAGCTGTCCGTCCGTCGGTTTAATATCATGTTTCATGCGCGCGTCGGACGTTCCCTGGAACTGGACATTACCGTTCTGGCTACTGTAGATCCTGCCGTCGCTCAGGAACTGCCACCACTGCTGGTTAGCGTTGAACCCCTGAACGGTGATCGCTAATCGGTGGTTTGTTCCCACCTGTTCCTCAAAATACGCCGCCGCCATTCCGGCCTCTGCGCCTTTACTGTCTGCGCCTCGCTGTTTGAACCTCCATGTCATGTTAGGGGAGTTGATAAGAGTACCGTTAGCCGGTGCGCCAGGTTCGTCAAATCGCGTAGCTACGAACCCCCACCAAATATTGCCCTCGACAGTGTTAGCCCCAAACGTCCGCTGATTACCGTATACACGCCAGCCAGGTGACACGGCAAGCGCGCCGGCTTCGGCGATGATGCGATGCGTGTAGTCAGCCGTACTATTGCCATAGTGAAAATCAATGTAAGGCGTTGGCGCGGTTAGCTCGATATGAGACCCGGCAATCTGTACGCCGTTTAAATTTCCGTTAACCGTTAGGTTCTTGTCGACCGTCAGGTTGTTTTTAAAGGTGCTGCTTACATTCCACGTCTGCGCCTGCGTCCACGTGTTGGCCACCGTCGTCTTCGCTACGTCCTTCAGCGCCGTGTCAATGTTCTGCTGTCGTGTGGCGTATTCGCTCAGAAATTGCGCCCACGATTTTGCCGTCCCCGTTGTACCGTCCGGCTTCGTGATCGTCACGTTGCCAGCCCCGAACAAAAATTGTTGTTGGTTCGCAAGGTCTACATAAGTGCGGTCGAAGCACTTCTGAATACTGGCCGCCAATTCGTCACTAATGTTAGCCATAGTGCCCCTCAGTCATATTTACTGGAAAAAATGAACAGCGCCGTGGTCTGGTAAACAAAACCAGCTGGACCAGCGGATTGACCGGCAGGAATTGCGTTATTCGACAAGAAATTCCCATAGGCTCCAGTGAAACTTCTGAATATTGTCCACAGCTGTCCGGTTCGCTGAGAAATAAGCGAAGAGGCGCATGGCGAAACCGCAATAGGTTGCCCCATATCGCGCGGTTTCATATTTCCACTAATCGCTGTGGTTTGTACTTCTAACGGTTTCATCCCCGCGTGATAAACCATCCGGCCTGACGCATCAAAAATAAAACCGCCATACCTGGGAACATCTATAACCATATTTCCAAAGGCGTAGACCGTGATATTTCCTGTTCCTGTCGTTCGGATTATCTGAAGGCATTTAAACCCGTTTTGTGAAAATTCACGCGTGATACATACCGCGTCATTGTCAAAGCGAATGAAAAACATGCATTGCATGTTGTCGGGTATACGCGATTGAAAAACATATCCGTTATTACCAGGAATAACGGCCCGGTCAATAAGATTCATCGGCGTAAAGTCAGGACTCATCCACATGGCGCCGTTTTCATCGACAATTTGCATTCCATACATAATTAAGGACCGAAGAAAAAAACAATTCGTGACATGCTGGGGTCCACGCCGTTCCACGACGCGGCCCCTCCAGAAATGGATACTGAAGGTGAACTGCCTGGCGTTCCTTTCCAGTCCGCTGTACCCACCACGTAATACCGTAGTGCTTTACCCGGTGGTGGATTTCCATAATTGACATAACCCGAAGCCTGCGTGTAAGAACCGAGAAAAAAAACCGGGGTGAATACCCCGGTTATATCCCTACCACTGGCGTCGTACATTCGAGCGCCGTAGCCCATTATTTACAGTCCTTATTAGTAAATCCGGTCGCCAGCCAGTGCCCTACGGGACGAACTGCCTGGCCAGGTGCAACACGCACCTGCATGCGACCAAAGCGGTCATACCTGACCGCATTGATTTTTAGCTGGTACTGCCCGTTTACCGGATAGGTGTTGATTTTGTATGTCACCGTGCATTCAGTTGGCTTGTAACGCTGGTCTGCACAACCACTAACCAGGATGCTAATACCGCCCACCAACAAAACGCAGGACACCGTTTTGATCAAAAACTTTAAGCCCTGATTCATCCAGTTGAATCCTCCCTTGACCAGGTACATTGCTATTCATTTCGAAAGCCCCATTTTTTGGCAAACGCCAGCCGGTGGAGCCAGGTTGATAGTTTGTTGACTGCAGGCTGTCAGAAATCTGACCAAAGTTAATCGTCAGGTTACGGGCCATCGCCTGCTGAAAATAAGCGCCGTTCCCGTCGATACCGAAGACCATATCTTTTTGATCGCCGTTAGGCACATAAACGCCAAACGTATCAGCCTGGACCAGGAACTGTGACTGGCCGCTGCCGTCAATCCCCAGCTGGATACCCGCCACGTAGTTATTCCCACCGGAAGACGTATTGACCTTAACGCCCCACTGCGCTCCCAATTTCCCGTTTAAATCCGCCACGGTGGATGCCGTCTGCTGAACGGTCGCAGACATATCCCCGACCTGCGAGGTCAGCGTGGTGATTTGCTCAGTGGTTGATTTTTCCAGGTCGGCAACGGTTTTGTTCGTCGTGGTGATTGCCGCGCTGTTGTCGCCAATCATGCTGCGCATCTGGTTAAAGCCGGTCGCCATTGCCAGGCCGTTAGATGCGATGGTTTCGTCCTGCTTCGTGATGCGCGATTCTGCATCATCCACACGCGAGCCGAGGCTGGTGATTTGCCCTGCCTGCGCGGTGATATCCTTCCCTTGCTGGGTCACGGTCGCAGTCAGCTGGGTAACGGCGTTCGCGGCGCCAGTGGCGGTATCCTGCGCCTCCTGTGCGTCGGTCACATCGACAATGCTGATATCGTCCAGATACAGCGAATAACCGGCTCCACCGTTCGCCCCCCTAGTGGAGATCCACATCTGCGCAATGCTCCGGTCGGCACCAACGGTCGCTACTCCCGTCAGGAGAACCCATTTACCGCGCGAGATGTTTGTCTCGGAGATACGGACGGCTTCCGGCCACTGGTTTGCGCCGCCATTCTCTCCGCGAGCAAAGAGGCCGACAGACACGCTCCAGCCGTTCGGTGTCGACATATCGCTGGCCATGTAAGCCCAGAGAGAAAACCGATACTTACCGCCACCACGAACAGCAAGCCAGTTCCCGATCATCTTGTCGCTGTTGCCGTTCTCGCCGTTGTTACGCGTGATTTTGAGCGACTTCTGGCCATTGCGGTAAACATCGGTCGAGACGCGCGCCAGCGAGCTGCTGCCCAGCTGCTGGTTTGCGGTGTACGACTCAAATGAGCCATCACACCAGGGGTTTAATCCCTGGCTCTGCAGCGCACCGATTGAGGCGTTGACCGACGTGATCGCGCTGGCATTAGAGGCAATATCTTTTCCCTGCTGTGTCACGGTCGACTGCAGGTTAGATACAGCGCCAGCCGTGGCATCGAGATCGACCCGGTCAGTAATATCGATAACGTACACATCGTCGATATAAATTTCGCCTGCATTCAAAAACGCGTTGATGCTGACCGACATGGTGCCGTCTTTAGTGGCGGTCCATGTGTTGCTGTACTCCTGCCATACGCTGCCAGTCGGCATTGTAGCCGGGTCGAAGCGCGCCTCAACGATTACAGAGCTGTCGAGGTACGCAAATCGAACCTTGTTATTCGGCTGCGTGTTCGGCTGCATAGTCGACCCGGCCTTAGCCCGCAACCACGCGCCAAACTTGTACGTCCTGCCCTTAACAACAGTAATAACAGTGTCACTCGACAAAAGAGTCGCGGATGTAGCGGCGACATATTTCACGATTTTTTTGCCGCTATGGGGACTGGATGCCGCCATAATCGTCGTTGGTGCTGGCGCGGTCCAGTTGGTGAAGTCGCGCTCGAATCCTCCGTTTAAAATCAGGTTGCCCGTGATTTTGTTATCCACGTCAGCCATTGCTGCATTCAGGCTTGCAGAAACGGCGGTCGTGGCGCTGGCATTCGCAGCAATATCCTTGCCCTGCTGCGTGACCGTCTGCTGCAGCTGCGTGACCGCAGACGTATTTGCATCGATGGCCACCGCATCGGTGATGTCGTAAATGGCGATGTAGTCAATCTGAATGACCGATGCGTTCGGGTAGCAGTAGAACGCAAAAACAGAGCCATCCACTGTCGCCGACGATGGCGCGCTAAACTCAGCGGCATACGTCGCCCAGGTATCCGTGGCGGAGAACTGCCGGTTTTCATAAGTCCCGGCCACATTCCCCAGGTAGTTAAACCGGCGAACCATGAAATTCATCGCGCCGGATACTCCCTTCGCCTTAACAATGACCTGGTAGCGACGTGGGGTATTGTGTGGCAGCGGCGCTTTCTGGTTAGCAAAGAGGCCGGTATACAACGTGCTGTCGAGCTGCGTCATCTGGACGCCGGGTTTACCGTCGCCAAAGTCGCCAAACTCCACCTTGTTACGCGTATTCCCCTGGACACCCCACAGCGCCGATCCGCTCATAAAATTAAAATCGTTTGCCAGGTTCTCGCCGCGATTGAGCATCGCATTCACCGCGCCGGTGACGGAGGTGATCGCCTGACTGTTCGTTTCAATTTTCCCTTCCGCTGCCGTGGTTCGTTGCGTCAGGGACTGAATTGCACTGCTGTTCGCGCTCTGCCCTGATTCAAGGTTCGACACTCGACCTGTAATGGCTGTAATAGCCTGGCCCTGGCTGGTGATAGTGTTGCCCTGCTGCGTCACTTTCGCATCCAACTTGGTGACAGCACCGGCGGCAGCGTCGGCGGCAGTCTGTGCGCCCTGCGCGGCGGTGATCTCCCGGCAGTGGAAATCAGTTGCATACCAGACGGAGCCAAACGGCGCGTTCTGGTTCACCTGCAGGAATGGGCGCATATATCCGCGCGGGAAGTTAGCCGGGACCGTCCAGCGGTATTTTTTCTCCGTCCAGGTCTGAGTGGGCGCAACGCTACCCGGTAAAGCAGCATAGGCCACGGCACCCGTATTCGGTCCCGTAGCCGAGCCGATGTACATGTTAAATGCGGCGTTGGAACCTGCCTTTGCCGCTACCCAAACCGAAATCTCGAATACCTGTCCCGCTTTTACCGGCCACGGTGGCGTATTGAGCTGGTGATCGCGTGAGGCCAGTCGCGCTACATAGCGACGCGGAGCGCCTGCCGGGATGTCAGCATCATACGGAATACCATCATCGTCGTTGCTGTCTACCGTATCCCGACGGGTAAAGCCCATCGATGGATATGCGGGGTCAAATGTCGGGTTCAGGATGTAGTCTCCACCCGCTGCCGTCTGCGAGTTCAGCGCAACATTAATCCCGGTGATCGCCGTTCCCTGCGATTCAATTTTCCCCTCCGCGTTGGTAACGCGTGTATCCAGTTTACTCACAGCATCGGCGGTGGCCGCTTTGGCCAGCCCTTCCTCAACCGTCGAAACACGCCCTTTCAGGCTGGTGATGGCCTGGTTCGCCGCCGTAATATCCTGGCCCTGCCTGGTCACGGTGGCGCTGAGGTCCTGTACTGTCGAGCTATCGGCCTTCTGGTCGATTCGTTTCCCCAGGTCTGTGTTAACGGTATCGATTCTGCCGGTCAGTTGCGTTAGCGATTTACCCTGACTGGTAATCGTATCGCCCTGCTGGGAGACGGTTGTCTGCAGGTTGGTCAACGCTGTCGCGTTCGCATTAATATTTTCCTGGTCGGTAATATCAATGACGAACATGTCATCGATATAGAGCTCCCCGGAGGCAAGGCGAGCCATAACGCTCATCTGCATAACGCCCGATTTATTCGCCTTCCACTTAGCAAATACCTCTGTCCAGACGGAACCAGTCTGCAGTTTTGTTGGGTCAATACGGGCTTCCTGAATCTGCGAATTGTCATTAAACGCAAACCGGAATTTGTTACTTTGCTCGGAGCCAGTAACGATAGCCGTCCCGTCTTTCGCTCGAGCGAAGCCTCCAAACTTATAAGTCCGGCCAGCGACGACCGTCACCATCGTGGTATTGCGTACCTCATCCAGCTGATCATTGTGAGCTTTGAGGTAAAGAATTTTTTTACCTGAGCTGGGTTGTTGGGCCGTATCCACACGAACATCGGTCGTTGAACCTGTCACCCAATTATCAAGGCCACGCTCAAACCCACCATTCGGGATTAGGTTTCCGGCCAGCTTGTTGTCTGCGTCCTGCTTCATCGCAGAAAGATCTGCTGACAGGCTCGTCGTCGCAGCAACGTTCGCAGCAATATCCTTACCCTGCTGCGTGACGGTGGCCTTCAGGCTATCCAACGCGGCGGTGGTGGCTTTCTTCGCCACCTCGGCATTGGTGGCATCAATACGCCCACCCAGGCTGGTGATCGCGCTGGCGTTGGTGGCGATGTCGTCACCGTTCTTCGTGACCTGCGACTGCAGGTCCTGCACTGCTGATGCATCGGCTTTACCAGCGATACCGTTTGAAGCGGTCAGCATGAAGCCCTGCAGGTAAACGCGAGCGGTTGACGGCGTCCATCCTCCGCAGGCCATGCGCAGGTAACACCATCTCCCTTTGAAGTCATTCGGGATCGTGAACGTCAGCGTGCGGGTCTGGTAGCCGGTGGTGATACCCGCAAACCAGGTGTTGTCCTGGACAAGCCAGTTAGTCGGATTCCCCCAATTCTCAATCAGGCCCATCGTAAAATTCTGGGTCCCGATGCTGATCGTCGCGTCGTCCGTCTTGAATCCGAAGGTGAGCGTCAGTTTCTGACCGGCTTCAACCGGGATTTTTGTTCCGTTGGCGATCCGCATCGCCGGCTCGGTCGTGGTGAGACCTTTCATCACCGCGTCATAGACCGGAGCACCCGCGCCGGTGCCGGACAGCTGCCAGCTATCCGCTTTATTAATCAGGTCGCCATTCAGCAGGAGGTTGCCGGTCGTAATCTGTGACTTGAGCGCCGTCGTCTGCTGCGCCGTGGTGGCCAGCGTATTCTCGGCAGTCGTGACGCGGGTCGTCAGTTGCTGGACGGCATCCGAGCTGGCGCTGTCTGCCGGTGCCTGGCTCCAGTCGCTCACAATATTTCCGGATTCAAACATCGGAGAGCTGATCCACGCTTCGCGCGCTGCAGCTGCGCCGTCGAGTCTGGCCACAACGAGATACGCCGTCCCGGACAAGCCAGGTTTGCGTTTGTATTTAACCCAATAGCGACTCCAGGACGTGGAGAGCGTCACGGTCACATCGCCGTTATACCCGGCTGGACGCTCCACAATAACGCCCTGGCTGGTTTCAGCGCGGATAGTGGCATCCGGCGTATTCAGGAAACAACGAACCGGCGTCTTGTCCGTCTTCGCTTTCGCATAGAACGACAGAACATACTCGGTACCGTCAACCGGCGCGGCCAGCGTGTAGTCGAGGACGGCGAAATCAGTCGCTCCGGCGGCTCGCGTCAGGATGCGAACCGCGTTCCCCCGGTAACGTTCGGTTGCAGATGGCGATTTGCCGGTCAGTTCCCCGGAGTTGGGTATCAGGTTTACGCCGCCGATTCGGATGTTATCGACCTTCGATTCCACCCCGGCAATCTGGCTGGCGTTGGCCTGAACTTTGCCGTCGATAGTCTGGACGTCACCCTCGATTTTCTGGATGGCCAGCGTATGGCCAGCAATGACGCCGTTCGCTGAAACAAGGTCCGCTGCAACCTGATCCGTTTTCGAGGCAGTCGACTGCAGGTCGCTCGCCAGCGTATCCATGCGCTGGGTCGCCGCTGCAGTGGATTTATCATAATCGACGCGCAACGTATCCACGCGGGAGCCGATGGCCTTCTCCGCCGTCACGCGGATTTTCCGCTCTTCGAAAAGCAGGCCAGAAACCAGTTTATTCGGGTCTGTCCCTTCCTCGTTGCCGCGCAGCTGCACCGCCAGCTGGTTACGCTCCATCGCCTCAGCTGAGTCGGCAGCAGTCATTGCCGTTTTCAGGTCCTGAATCTGCGCCTGCGATGCGCCAGGAGTCGGGCGCCCAACGGCCAGCCAGTCAACGGCATAATAGTTATCGGCGTCAGCCGCTCCACCCTGTGAGAAGTCGAGACGCAGGCGGCGGATGGTGCCGGAGGCCTGCCACGGGATATCCGGGATCGCGATAGTGCTGATGCCGGTGGCCGGGTCAAAATCCGGTGCTGGCAGCACCAGGCGGCGTCCATCGGTCCAGCCGGTTTCATCAGCGCCAATCCAGTACAGCCGACCGCCCCAGGCCGGGTTGCCGACTTTCTTGATGCGCAGGCGGAGGTACTTATAGGCGCTGCCGTCAATCAGCGTGCCAGCGCCCGACGGGCTGCGCATGGTCGAAATGGAATCCGCAGGAAGGACCCACCCGTCGTCGGTTGTCGGGAGCGGTTTCGTTCCGCCATCGTCAGAACTCCACCCCTCGTTGTCCTTGTCGAAATACCAGATTTTGAGACTGTCGAACTGCTCGCCGGTACCGGCTGAAATCGACGCCATCTGCTGCGCCAGGCTGTCAAAGCCGTCCTGCATGGTGACGTTCGTCGTCTCAATCGCCGCTTCAACTTCACGTTTAGCACTCAGCAGGTTATCGGCGGCCTGCTTCGCCACGGCGGCATCGTCCGTTTCGGCTTTCGCCACTGCTGCAGCGGTATCGCTGGCCGCTTTCTGCGCCGTGGCGGTATCACCTGCAGCGCGGTCTTTCACTTCCTGCGCCAGCTTGTTGGTCGTGTCGTTGGTTTTGGCGATGTTGGTGGCCAGGTCCTTGCCCTGCTGCGTGACGATGGCCCCCTGCGCGGCGACATCCTTCGCCGCCTGGTCAGCGGTTCCCTGGGCGGCGTCCGCAGCCTGTTGCGCGGCGTCGGCAGCAGCGCTGTTGTCCTGGATGCCTTTGTTCAGTTCCTCGTATGTATCCGAGCCTTTAAGCGCGTCGTCGAGCTGCTGGTAATAATCAGAAACGTTATCGCTGGACATTCCATGCACCCAGCTGGTCCACGGCGAGGCATTGCCCAGGCGGTCAACCAGGCGCGCGCGGTACCAGAACTGCGTGGCAATCTGCAGGCCCATCTGCTGATACTGTTTACCCGGATACGCTAAATCGGTCAGCGGCATCGCACCGTTCCCACTTTGGTCCGGGCTGTACTGCAGTTCGGTTCGCTGGGTATCCTCTGCGCCTGCAGGGAATTCCCAGCGAATTTCGATACCTGCGGTCAGTGAAACGGTCGTCAGCGCCAGCGGCGGCAGCGGCTCGCCGACTTTCCCGGTCAGGGTCTTCTCTTCCGAGTACGCCCAGCCACTGGAAATTTCCGCCGCGTTGATCGCACGGACCCGCACCAGATAGCGACCGGCATAAATGCCGCTAACCTCAAATGACGTGGTCGAGCTGCGCGGCACGTTAATCCAGTTGCCATCATTGCGGCGCCACTGCGCCTCATAGGCGATAGCATTTTGCACCGCGTCCCAATTGGCCTGCAGGGTTTCGACGCTGATACCCTGATTCACCACGGAGAAGGACGTCAGGAGGATGCCATCTGGCGGAGCCTGGTTGCCAGGCGGGATAACACTAATCGGGCGCTGGTCGATGATCGCGCCGGTATCGATACGCGGGAATTTATCCGGGTCGTGAGCCACGCCGGTGATGGTGAGCGTGCCGTTATTGTTGTCCTTTACACCGATAACGCGGTACTGCTGAGGCACCAGGTCGGTATATTCGACGATCCAGACGCACTCCGCCTCTGGCGTCTCGCTGTATGCCGTTGTGACCGTCACCTGCCGACGACCGTTCACCGACTGAATGGTCCGGGCCTGCGAGATACCCGACGGCAGATTCAGATGCAGGCGGTCGCCCTCTTTTGCATCAATATCACGGTCGAGCGTGATGACGCGCCCATTCACCGCGCTGATACGACCACCATTAACCCGCCCGGCCAGCCGTTCGTCGCCCAGCCCAATGATGTAACCCGGCTGCGGGATCCTGCCATCCAGACCAACATCAATTTCGACCATGCGGTCCTTGTTGTTGGTCAGAATGGCCCATAACCCTTTACGATGGGCTTCACTCTGCCGTGTACATCCAATGGCCGTGACTTCCACCTGATTAAAGCTGTAACGGGAAACCAGTTCCGGGATAAATGCGGGTTCCATCGCATCGGCATAGGCGTTATCCGGGTCAGACCACGAAACAAGGGCATTGGTGTACCGCGCCTTACTGGTGCTGCTGGAATAACGAGGACTACCGATAATATTCGCGCGCGTATAGTTGAAATCGACATCACGCGGCATATCGGCCTGCACGATAATCTGCTCACCACTCCAGCAGGTCATTCCCCGGAAAATAGCAGCGAAATCACGCAGTACGGTGTAGGCGTCGTTGCGCTCCTGCACATAAACGTTACAGATATGGCGAGGCTCCATACCATCGCCACCCCTGCCATCGGGTATCAGCTGATCGCAATACTGCGCAATCGGGTAAAGCGCCCATTTGGAGATATTCGCGCTGGTCAGACGATCGCCAAGACCGAAACGATCAGAGACAACAATGTCGTAATAAATCCATGCCGGGTTATCAGTCCATGCCCATTTAAAGCCTCCGGTCCATGTGCCGGTGTATTCGCGTGTTTCCGGGTTGTAGTTATCAGGGACGCGAATGACACGCCCACGCGGCTCGCAGGAGATTTGTGGGATGGAACCATTGAACTGGCTGGAGTCGAATTCGATGTACAGCAGCGCGGTGTGTGGGTAACGCAGTTTCGCGTCAATAACCTCGGTGTAGCTCTGCAGCGTCATTACGTCGCCGATTTTGACGCTGTTCGCGTCCGGCGATACCTTGCGAAGACGCAGCGTCCAGGTGCTGCCTGCCTGCGGTAAATCGATACGGTGGCTACGTTCATACCCGGACGTCGTTTTGCCGGAGACTGCGGTTTCCAGTACGGTCTGCCAGGCTCCGCCATCCGTCTGTAAATCGATGGCGTATTTAACGGTATTCCCCACCACATCGCCGTCGTCTTCCTGTTTCATCAGGGATGGCCATTTCAGGCGGACGCGAACGGCAGAAAGCTGGGTATTGGTGAATGTGTGAGTCCAGGCGCTCTCGCTGGAAACTTCTGTCCCTACGCTAATTTCATTTTCAGTACCAGGAATACCCTGAATATAACTTTGTGCCTGCGTACCTGGACGAAATTCCCACGCTACGCCGCTAAAGTTTTGCGAACCATCGGCATTCTCCAGGGGGGTGCCATCGAGATAAATATCTTTCCCGGTTAAACCACCCGCAAATTCACCCTCACCTAATGCGATAAGAATTTTGGCTTTTGCTACAGACTGTAAATCGTCCGGCTGTTCCGTCGGCGTGCGCTGTTTAGAGCTGCCACCCTTGCGCCCTTTAATTATGTTATTTGCCATATTGCGCCCATAAAAAAAGCCACCGCAAGGTGGCCTGAATTGGAGGGAATTACTTACTGAATATATTTATTGCTGGTCTTCGACATAGATACCGGCGGAAATAATCGCGCCGCCAATTCGCCGCTTACCATAAAGCAAACCAACGGGATAACCCTGAGAGGCAGTATTGGTCACACCGCCAAAGGCATAGCTGGCTTTGTTGTCGGGAGATTCTTTACGGGCCAGCCCTGCTGGCTGAGGTGAAAGCATCTGCACAACACCACCTAGCATCATGGCTCCGCCTGCCATCATCACATTTACGCCCCACGCCTGACCGAATCCGAAAGTGGCTATAGCTCCAACCGCAACAATGACCGCACCTAAAATAGTCTGAAGAAAACCGGCTTTTTTGCTACCAATGACTACAGGGACAATGCGAATTACCTCTCCAGTTATCGGAAAACCTAAGTCATCTACCCCTATGTTTTTTTCTCCTTTAAATACCGCATAGGTTAATCCGCGCTCTTTGCTGGTAATCATAAATTTTTCAAAGCCGGGTATCGTTTTCGCCAGCGCTATGCCTGCTTCATGGATGCACGAAATAAGACGGTGATGAGTTTTTCCAAACTTTTTACCGAGCATTCCACTTAATTCAATACGCGTCATAACTTCTTGCATTTTTTTCTCCAAAAAAAAACCGCCTGCCGGCGGTTCTTCTCATAAAGATAAATTAAAAAGCCGTGGGGTATATTCCAAAATCACCATTGGTTCCATAACCAATCCGGTACATTAATGTTTTCCCATCAATAACTGTCCCCGACTGCTCACTCATTCCACCACCACACATTCCTTTTGGCCATGCGCTAAATATATGTTTCCCTACTTCTGGATAAATCACGGCTTTTTGAGCGGTATCTAAATCAGCTATCTCTTTACCATCAAGATATACTCGCGTCATACAAGCGCTACCCATAACACCAGAGTCTCGCTTTATAATAACTTCGCCCGTGCCTTCTTTTTTAGAAAAAAACGATGAGTCCAATATTTGTTTGAAGGGGATATTTTGTGCCTGTTCATTTGTTACTGGTTTAGTTGCACACCCGCTAATTCCCACAATCACTAAAGCTAGTGCAATTTTCTTCATCTCGGTGTCCCTTTTGTTTTTAGTTAAAATCTCACAAAAGATTAACACAGAGAATGATATCGAACGATTTTCATCGTCCTGTCTAACCAGTATCCACCATACGGCACGCGCTGGCTGAGATGGCCATACAGGTGGTGAAGCAGCATGTTACCTTCCAGCAGAATCCCGGCATGGTTCCATTTGTCCGACTGCACCTGCATGATCACCATATCACCCGGCTGCGGGGGACCATCAAATTCACGGAATCCGCATTCATACCAGCAATCGTGGTAGAAGTTTTCGGGATAGTCGTTTTCCCACCAGGGATAATCAACGCGGTAATCGTGCAGCTCGATGCCGTGGTTCTGCCGGAAATAGCTCATCACCAAACCCCAGCAATCGTAATGGCCAAGCACGAACGGTCGCTCGAGGAGGGGCAACTCTCCGCGTGGGTGGATAGTACGCAGATCGCCTTCTGGCCAGCTGATAATATGCCAGGGGAGCAGCGTTGCATCGCACTGCGCCTTATCCAGTTCGCTGGGTTGCGTGGTCGCATCAGGATGACTGTGAACAATGCCGATAATCGTTCCCCAGTCCTCTACCTCTGCGTAATCTTCTGGAGACAAGACGAAATTATCATTCGACTCGCTGGCCAGGTTCCTGCAGGGGAAATAGCGCTCTACTCTTCCCCTTTGAGCAATCAATCCGCATGCCTCACGCGGATAATCAGCTGCCGCATGAGCCTGTATCGCCTTAATCGTTTTTTGGCGCATATCAGCTCCTTATCAGCGACGTACCAGGGAACCCGCCGAACGGCAGCTCGTTATGCTCGCCAAAACGTAATTTGCAGGCAGTGAGTGTTCCGTTGCAGACGTCCTTCGATGGGTCATCAACCGGTTTGTTATTCTTGTCGAAATACTTTGTCCCGGCATAATCGCAGCCATCGCCGCTACGGTATTTATTCCGAATACACCAGGTACAAACTGAATGATACTGGCGGGTTGGGATCAGCTTCCCCTGCACCCCCATCGGGCTATCGAGTGTGAACTCCACCGTTTCATCGGTTTCGAGTTGTTTGGCGTCAATGAAAAATAGCTGGCGCTTTTCCTGCGTCGGGTCCGCGGTGGCATTACCTTCAGGGAAGTTTCGCGCATCCAGATACTGCTTCTGCGTATCATGGATGGTGACCCGCGCCATCGCCAGATCGTCATAATGCAAACACAACGCGGTAATTTTCCCTTCTACGTTACCCACTCTGAGCGTGGGCTGCGCATCGCTGCCAGTAGTGGACGATTCGATGCCGTCGATATCGCATGGCCATGCTTTATATTCGGTGCCCTGCCACCAGATACTTTTAGCTGGCAATTTCGACTCATCACCACCGGCTGCAATAATTTCCTCGGCTGAGTGCGGAATATTATATCCGTGGAAGTATAAGACCTCGTCCATATTGAAAGAACGGCCATCAATTTCAAAAAGCCGGATTGAATCACCCGGCTCCAGCTTCTGATAATCTGCATTAAGGCTCATGGTTTAAATCCCTGAATAAAGGTTGCCGACAGGGAGTAGTTCCCTCCACCCATCGGTACTGGTTTATATTGCTCACAACGGAAAAGCCCAATATCTTCAAGGGGTGGCGTCCACTGGAAAGACTTTGTGCCGCCATGACGATCCAGGAACTGTTTTATCGGTCGGATATAGTCTTCGGTACCGACAAAATTCAGCTCCCATTCCTGTGACCGGGGATTTAATCCATCCCCTGATACCTGCGTATATCCGTCACCGAACGGCGCCTTTCGGATACGGAAATTCACGGTTTGCGTTGGGTTTACTCGGGGACTCCAGGTAAATATTTCTATCGCCATCAGCGTTGTCCTTTTACAGCGTTCCAGATAGCACCGCCTGGGCGCATATCTTTCGCCTGCAGTTCACGGTATTTCTTCTCAACGAACGACCCAATTTGCTGGCCAAACTCTTCAAAACCTGACGAGCTCTCGGTAGACGTCTTATCACCGGAAATAGTGATCCAGACCTTTGGCCCTTCGGTGGTGCTGGCGTTCTGTCCGCCTCCGACCGCACGTACCCCCAGCGAACCATCACCGGCGCGCGTCAGCGGCATAATGGCTTCCGGCCCTGCTTCACCAAATACACCAGCGCCTTTAGCAAAGGCGAAGAACTGCGGGGTATCGTGGACCTGGTTGCTATAGGCACTTAAGGAAGGTGAATCGTAGACGCCGCCTTTGGCGTTAAACTGGAAGCTACTACCCGCATTCTGGATCGCCGTCCCGGTACTGGCGCCAGCCGCGCCGGAGGCTGCACCACCCGCTATGCTGCTTCCAATTCCAACCACTCCCATGATGGTCTGCATGATGGAACTGGTGACGAGCGCCTGTGCGGCCATATCAATAAGATTTTTGATGACTGCCTGCGTCAGCGAGGAAAACAGGCCAACCATGTTTTCCTTGAAGCTTTGAGTTCGCGTCAGCATGCTCGTTAAGAAATTTGTGGAGCGCTCATGTACCGTCTCGAATAACCCGACGGCCATGCTCTGGAATTCACCCTGCGAACGATAAAGCTCCAGCGAGGTCTGATACTGTGCATCGGCGGACTCCTTCGTCGCCTTCTGCATCAGCATTTCGTACTGGTCTTTGCTAATCGCGCTGCCCTGATAGTAAGACTGCAGTAGAGCCTGCCGCTGTGCTAGCTGATTACGAAGCGCTACCAGTGGATCAACTTCACCGGCGATATCCAGTTTAGGAGCCGCGATTTCGTCAGCCTGCGCCTGCAGTAACTCTTTGGCTGTATCCCTGGCCAGAGTTATTCGGGCAGTCTGGTAATCTTTTTCGGTTAGAAGACGGGCTTTGAAAAGCTCGGCAAGGTCCTGGCTGACTTCCTGTTCCTTGCGCAAGGTTTCCTGCGCCGGTGAATACTGTGCGGCCAGATCCAGTCGCTGCTTCTGATAGTTCTCCGCATTCATCAATAGCGCACGCTGAAGGTCGGCATCGCTGGCGCCATTCTTCTTCGCTGCTTCCTGCAGCTCCCTGTTGCTGTCTTTCTCCTGAAGGTTAATCCGGGCCAGGCTGGATGCATGGGCCTCTTCAATTTGTTGCCGTAGCGTTTTGAACTGGTCGACCTTAGCCTTATTACCCTTCCCGGAGCCGGTACCACCATCCCCGGTCCCGGGGTTCCCGTCGCCAGTCTCTTTAGGGGGCGAACTCAGCGCGCCTTTCAGGTCGTCTGTAAGGGACGTGATTTTTCCAGACAACCCAAGCTGGGCCAGCGTTTTGGCATCACTGACGCGCTTGATATTTTCCTCTGTTTTACGCAACCCCTCGTTAACGCTATCGAGGTCCGCCCGCGCACGCGTCTGGTCTTTTTTCACCCCATCCAGCTGGCCGAAGGGGTCAAAGCCTTTTAGGCTGCCAATACGGCTGTCGGCATCCTGAATCTCTTTAATCAGCTGGTTTCGCTGCACAACCTGGTTTTCATACTGATCCTCCAGGTCGAATTGCTTCACATTTAGCTGGTTGAGAGAGAGGCGCATCAGCGCTTCGCTGGTTTCAACGACGGCGTCTTTTAAATTAATGGCTGATTGCCGGGCCTCTTTTGCCCTCTCATGAAAATAAAGAATGGCTGAACCGGCCAGCATAGCGGCACCGAAAGGGCCACCGATTAAGTTAAACGCGCCTTTTGCCAGTCCTACGGCAACCGATGCCGCACGGGCGGATATCGACATTTGCCGGTTAGCCGCCGCCAGCTTCAATTTCGCCTGGCTGGCCAGATTGGTTTGCTCAGTTTCCTGTCGGATAAGCCGGGTAAACTCATCCTGGTAACTGATATTCATCCCGTACTGTTTAGCCGTCCGCTCCATCTGCCGGTAGTAACCGAACTCGGCATCGTTTTGTTTCAGGATGGCTGCAGTTGAATCCAGCGTTTTACGGGCGATGTCTGCATCGGCAAGTGCTCTCGCTTTCACCGCCGCCTGGCTTTCCCGCCAGACAGAGATATTTTCCCGAAGCCCTGCGGTTAGTTTTGTGGAAAGAACCGGAATCAGGCTGTAAAGCGCAATACTGGAGACGGTATTAAAGTTATCCGCCAGGCCGTTAAGCGCCTCCGTAGCGGTCTGAATACCGCTGCGAAGAGGACCGTTACTGCTCTGGCCAATCTTAATGACCATCCCCTCAAACGCACTACTCAGCCCAAGCAGATCGCCGTTCAGGTTGTTAACCCTGATAGATGCCTGCTCATGCGCTGTTTGAGTACCGGTCAACGAAGCGGTCAATTCATCAAGCTTTGAACGGTTCTGAACGAGAATGGAAGCCGCGCTGAGGTTTTCCACGCCAAACAACTTCACCGCCTGGGCCGTTGAAAGGTTCTTGCCTGCCAGCGTATTGAGCGCCTGGCTCAAGCCGACAACCGATGGTTTCAGGGTTTTATCTGTTCCCTTTTCCAGATTCAGGATGACGTTTCGCAGCGCCGTTCCTGCCTCTCCACCTTTCACTTCACGCTCGGCCAGAACCTGAATGGCCGCATTCAGTTGTTCAAAACCGACGCCAGCCTGTGCAGCTGCGACGCCGCCATTTTTAATGGCTGCTGCCGTATCCGTAATTTCGGATGAACCGTACTTCGCGCCAGCGGCCAGAACGTTGATGTAACGATCCGCTTCCTGCGCACTGGCGCCATACTGGTTCAATGAAAGCGCGAGCGTTTTTGTTGCATCCGGGAGCGTCGTTCCGGCGGCCTGTGCCAGAATCAGCGCGCTGTTCGTCGCCTGCTGCAGACCATCTGAAGTCTTAAGCAGCTCCGGTTTAGCCGATGCCATCAGCTTGAGCGCCTCAGCCGCCTGGCTGGCGCTGTACTCTGTCGTGCGCCCCATTTCCTGCGCGGCCAGATCCAGCGCTTTCATTTCATCAGCGGTCGCGCCGGTGATCGCCTGCAGGTCAGATAGTGCCTGGCCATACTGCCTGGACGTTGTGATGATCTTACTAATGGAAAGACCGGCGCCTGCCAGCCCCGCCAGCCTGCTGGCCATCCCGGATATCGACAGGCCGACCTTTTTATAGGCGTCTTCCGTCTTTTTCGCGTCCGCCTGGGCATTGCGGTTAAACCTTTTGGACTGGTTCTCCGCGTCGCCATACGCTCCCAGAAGCTGGGATTTAAAGTTGGCTGCGTTAAGGTGCAGCCCGACCGCTAAAGATGCGACGTCTGCCATTACATTAATGCCCTCATGACTGCCGCGCATTCCTCTTCCATCTTCGTCCGGGATGGCGCAGGTGTTGTTTCGGAAGGAGGCGCATTTTCATCGCCAGGGCGGCGGAAAATACCTTGTTTCAGGAAGTAAGCGCGCCAGTGGTACAGGGTGTTTGCCGGAAGTGCAGCAATTTTGGATGGGTCAGGCTCGCCCCAGCGGTCGGCCAGCCAGAAAATCAGCTCCAGCCAGGGCGAGTCATTTAGTTTTTTTCCGCTTCCTCCAGCTTGCCGATTGCGTGTTGCTTCACTTTTTCCACTGCGGCCAGCAGTTCGGGGTTTTCATGGGCCTTCAGCAGCTCGGCTGCCGTGGGTTTAAACTCATCCGGAATGGCCGTTCCATCCGGCTGAACCAGTGCATCGATGACGATCTGGATGACTTGCTCCGATGCCTCGCGCGCTGCGCCAGCTTTTGCGGTTTCAGCCATTTTCTCTTCGTAGCTGATGAGGTAATCCCCGGTCAGGCGGCGGATGAATACGGTGGCGCCAAATAACTCGGTTTTAATGACGGTTGGCTCCGATTTAAGCAACGCGGATTTAAGCGCGGACAGGTCAAAATCTTTATCTTTCACAGGGAGTCCTTAAAAATAAAAAGCCACCCGGAGGTGGCTATCTGTTATTGGTAATAAGTGCTGATTATTCGCCGCCAGCATCGGCACCGGCAGTACCCCACTTAATGCTGTTTTGCTTGCCTTGCACGGTGATCTGAATGACTTCACTCGCTGGCGCGGTGATTTCATTCATCTGCCAGCCAGACAATGCCAGCAGCATTGTTGCGGTACGTTTGTTCGGCAGCTCAACATAAAGCTGAATAGTCTCGCGGGCCTCTGCTGCATTAAGTAACGCCGTAAAGCTCACGTTCGCAGGATCATCAATGAACCCCAGCGACTTTTCCGGGCCATCCGGCAGATCGCTGATGGACTGCTTTTGCTTATCCTTCAGCGTGGTACAGTCAACGAACCCACCGGTCTGGCCCATCGCACCCAATGCTTTACAGTTATCAAGCGGCTTCAGCGCCGCCAGCGCGTCGCCGGGTTTCCCCCATTTGGTTAGCGTGCCTGCAGGCAGCATTGCATACTCAGGCGATGTCTGATTCTCAGCCATGATTATTCTCTCTTATATGAATCGGTAGCGGTCGCTACCTGTTTTGAATACCGTTTCGAATTTCCACGGTCAGGACGCGCAAAACAGTCTGGACGTTGTAATCCAGGGCGGGTCGAATAAAGGGGTCTGCAACCTGCTTAACCGTGCCGAACTCCTGCGCCAGCGCCTTCATATGGTGCTGCTTGCTGGGGCCAACACGGAGCGTTACAACCGCATTCCCTTGCGCCTTTCGGGTAGAAGAGCGGATTTTGATTGAATCCCGCATGTGCTGCCCGGTCGACGTTTCGTCGAAGCCGGCATGCTGCTTCATATCCTCCTCGACTACCTTTAATGCCTCGCGACCGGCATCCCGTAACACCTTCGTCGCGACCTTTTCTCCCAGGGCGGTTAACTGCCGTTCCAGCTCATCCAGCCCTTTAACTTCCATCCGAATCACGATGTATCCTCCACATAGTGAATGATGAAGTCGCGAATCAGGCGGTACTGGATGCTGCGGTTCGTCAGCGTCGTTTTATCATGTTGAATGCCACCACGCTCAACATACTGGACCGGGATGCTATCCAGCTGGCCATGAACGATTGGCTTCCATTCCGACCAGATTTTTTTATCCAGCTGCAGCAGTGAGGTGTAATCATCAACACGATACAGATTCACCTGGATACGGGCCGATACGATCCCCGTCCGCAATGTTCCCGAGTACATTTCCGGGTCAGAGATACGCTGAAAGGTCACCCCTTCCTGGACCGTGTCCGGCAGTAAAAGCGGGTACGCATTCATGCCGGTGATGCGCTCCAGCTCATTTTTAATCGCCAGTTCTATCATGCCGCCCGTCTGCCTCCCCGGTAATGATGATCTGGTCCGTTTTTCGGTCGATATTTCGGACGGTATAAACCAGGTCTTTTGTCGTGATTTTCCAGTCGATATCGACCACCACGCCCGGATAGACGGTAAACAAGCAGGTTTCCATAACCTGCTGCTGGTCCATCGTGCGGACTTTTCTACCTGATACCAGCTCCCGCTTTGCCCAGGCCTTTCCCGATTCAACTAACTTTTCCGGCAGCGGTTCGCCCAACGGCCCACGACCGGACTGAAGATAGCTAATCGTAATGCGGCAGTTCATCTCTCCCGGTTTCAGGCTCATACGGTATGCTCCTGAATAGGGAAAAGGAGATACTTCACTGCTGTGGTTTCCAGCCATTGCCCGGTGTGGCCATTCAGGTATGCATCACTGACCAGATACTGGATGGCCAGCTTGATATCTTCGTCCGCGATGAATCCGCGTTCCGTCTCCGGGAGCGCCTGCAGCTCTTCATCATTGCTGACCAACTTGCAGTAATAATCACGCTCGATGCTCCGCTGCGCGGCGTTAACCATCTGCGTGAGCATGGCGTCATGTTCAGTGAAGTCCAGCTCCAGTCGGAGTTGGTTTTTCACTTCATCCAATGTCAGTATCAAAGTCGTCATCTCCCGGTTTTGGTGCCATCGCGCGTTTGGCATCCTTCGGCCACACAGCGATATGACGCTCAACCAGCTCTTCCGCATGCTTACTGTCAAACCATGCGATATCACCACGGGAATAGCGGCTATATGGGCCGAGGAACACGACGGATTTGCGTTCTGTCTGTGCGACCGCGGTCGCATGACTATCATCTGCAGCCGTTTCTTCCTGCTCTAAGGACTTATCTTTCTTCACAGCCATAGCATTCTCCTTAAATAGAAAAGCCCGCGTGAGCGGGCCTTATTGATGTATATGGGAATTAGAACAGGACGCCGGTACCCAGGACCAAGCCTTCCGGGTGACGGAAACCGATATCATGCTCAACAACAACACGAATCAGCGACTGGTTACGGGCAAAGGCGGATACCAGATTGCCTTCGGCATCTTTGTAAGTGGCCTCTTTGGAGAAATCGACCGTCATTGCGCCATCTTCACCGATGACAACATCGTTGAAGTCAGCGAAATAAATTTCTGATTCCTTGCCACTTTCGCCCAGGTTAACCGGAATCGCGCTGGTACGCTGGATCGGATAGCCTTTCAGCATGCCCTGCGCCATTTCCGGGTAGACTTTGTTCCCGTTGCCGTCACGCAAACCAAACAGCTTCATATAGGTACGGTTCGACATGCCCCAGCCGCACTTAATCATGAGGCTGTTTCCATCCATCGCCATCAAAATAATCTTGTCCAGGTACTCATCAACCGTTTTCAGGTTAATCTCTGCAGCGGCTTCCCACGGTAGCAGGCGATTCCACTGCGTCGCGCGAGCCTTCATACCAATCGGTGTATCTTCGGTACCATCATCACGCATAAACGCTTTATCTTCGCGAACGGAGATAGCGGTCAGAATATCCTGCAGGACCAGCTGCTCAACGTTAAAACCGGCACGACCAATCAGCTGGTTCGAAATCGGTACCAGCGCGATCATGGTTTTTGCAGCCAGTTTTACGTCGTTGAATTTTGATTCAGACGCCTTCGCATCCTTCCCTTCACCGGTGTAGCTGGCCGTTGCACCACCAGCGGAGCGCGGTAACGACAAATTACCGTTAGGCAGTGGGATAGAACGGGCACCCAGCTTACGAACGATGGTGCGTTCACTCAGCAGCTCAATGACCTCGTTCTGCATGTTCTCCGGGATAAGTGCGCCACCAGAACCAGCTGCAGTTGAGATGGCCATCGATACAGACTGGTCATTCAATTCTTCAGCTGCAAATACAGCTGCATCACGCAAATCGCCCTTCGTAGCAGCAATCGACATCACCATGCGCGTCATGCCAGCGCCGGTGTATTGCTTCGGCTCCGCTTTGACAATGACTGCCGGGCCGTGTTGGGTAGCTTTGACTGGCTTCGCGACCACTGCAGCGGCGCGTTCCGCCGCCTCCATACGATCCATTTTGGCGCTGATATCAGTGAACTGCTGCTGCAGGTTAGCAAACTCTGTCAGCTGCTCTGCTGTCAGCGTACCGCCGTTCGCTTCAATGGTTGCCAGGGCCTGAACTTGTTCGTTGATACCCGCACGCTGACGACGCAATTCTTCAATCTGTGGCATTTTATTTCCCTCTTTTTTAGGTATAAAAAAAGCAGCCCGAAGGCTGCTTTCTGGTGGTGACGCGTTTGCGTCGGGTTACATTTTGGTTTGCAGATCCATCGCGGCTGCCTGCATCTGAATGGAGGTTTTTTGACGGGGTTGCTTATACTTCGCGGCGATCGCATTAATCGCCGACTGTGGGTCTGAGATTTCATCAGCAAGGCCTGCTGAAACAGCGCCTGGACCGAAATACAGCCCAGCTTGCGTATCAACGACGACCTGACGGTCGAGGCCGCGATATTCCGCTACTGACCCGGTAAACGTCTCGTACATTTCGTCAATCATCCCCTGGAACATGGCCTTCGCTTCTTCGCTCAGTGGCTCATGTTGGGTACCGTTATTTTTGTTATCTCCCCGGAAGACCGTTGTAAACGTCAGCCCCATTTTCTCTTCCAGCTTTGATGTGTCCAGGTGCTCCATAATCACACCAATGGAGCCTACACCACTGGTCTGGCTTACGATGATTTTGCTGCAGGCCGATGCGATGAAATACGCGGCTGAAAAAGCGTTGTAATTAACAATTGCCGTGATGGGCTTCGTCTCGCGAGACTGATAAATGTAATCAGCCAGCTCTTTACAGCCCACTGCCGCGCCGCCGCCAGAGTTAATATCCAGAACGATTTCGCTGATTGATGGATCGTTTAATGCCGCGTTCAGCTGGCTGCGGATTCGCTCATAGCTCGTCAGCTCCGTGCAGGCCTGCGTGATTTGTCCGCGACGCGCTACCAGCAATCCGTGAACAGGAATAACAGCCACGCCACCGGCTGGCTGTACCTGCTCCGATGCCGGTGCTTTCTCCGGATCCAGCGCTAACTGGATGCCGCTGTTCTCTACCGTCCCCTGGATGCGGGGGATTAATACCGCCTTTACTGAGTCCATCGTTTGTCGTGATACGTAATGCGGCACGCCAAAGACCATCTCCGCAAGGTGCGGAAGGTTAATTAATTTCGTTGTCATGGTTTTATACCGGGTAAGCCCGCGCTGCGGGTAGTATTCAGGATCGGGACAGGATGGTGTTGATTTCCGCCATCTGCTGCGCGGTCGGCGTCTTATCGCCAGGGATGATTTGTGCGCTGTCGACCATGTTCAGCGGCGTCAGATATTTATCACCACCGGCTATCGGCGGCAGGTTCTCCATACGGCGGATATCGTTAACCGACAACCAGCCCCACTGGCGGCCAAGCGCATAGGACTCATAACGCGATTTCTGGTCACCACGCAGTAAGCCGGAAACGTTGAATTCGATATACAAGTCACGGCGTTCGCTGGGCAACAACAAATCACGCTGCAGCGCGCCTTCATGGCGCTTCAACCATGCCAGCAGCGTATACATCACGAACTGCAAGCCCTGGTGCTCGATGTTGTTGTTGGTCGCTTTCGCCAGCATTTGCACCATATGTGGCGGGATTTTGTAGAGGCGGCAAACCTCTTCCACGCCCCACTGACGCGACTGCAGCAGCTGCGCTTTCTCGTTGTCCTGCGAGAGCGATTTGTAACTCATCCCCTCCTGCAGCAGCGCCACGGAGAACATATTGTGTATCCCGGAGTGGCGCTCGGTCCATTTCGCCAGCAGGCGGTCAATCGCGTCCTGGCTTTTAATTGCTCCCGCTTCTTTTGGCCGTTCAATCACGCCGCTCATTGTAGTGCCACGACGGAACACGGCTGACGCATGCTCTTCAACTGCCAGATTCAGACCAAGAACGTCAGCGTTCGTCTGAATGGGAGAGGTACCGATATAGCCATCCATCGAAAATACTTTCACATGGTGCATCATACGCATTGGTAGGGTTTCGCCGATTTCCGGGATTTTGTAATACGGCATCCCATCCGGCCCCTTCAGAACAATCACCTTGTTCGGGTTAATCGGGATCAGCTCTTTCGGGTAGCCCTTTCCATCGCGGTCGATGATCGAGTAGCAATTTCCCTCCAGCCCCAGCAACCCCTGTTGCTGCTCAAAGTACTCAAATGAGGTGTCTTTTTTGTTTGGCTGGGAGTGAATCAGGTCATAAATCGGGTGGTCTGTCGCGCGTTGCCGCCCTCCATTTTTATCTCGTCGATAAAGTTCGACAGGCAGCTGCGCGACGGACTCCGCCAGGAGGGTTACGCACGCTCGAACAGCGGAAAGCGCAAGCGCCGTTTCCGGCGTAATTATGATACCGGCTTTACTCTGGCTTGAACTAACGCCGCCCAGCATCGCCTCCCAAAAACCGCCCCCTGATACGGACCGTTTTTGTCCACTAAACATCTGGGGAATGAACATTATTTCTCCCCGTTATTTTTAACGCTGGCAGATGCCGAGCGCGCGATTAAAAAAGACCAGAGCAGGCAGATGATCCCGCCGGTGATAAAACCCGCTGCAGGTAATACAAGCCAGGCTCCAGCAGAAACCAATAAAGCCCCGGCAAGGCCAATAATGAAACTCAGAATTGTGATTAACACGCTACATCTTCCTCATCATATACCGATGTACCGCCACTGCTTTCATTCAGCATTGCGCGAGTCATAGCGTTAAATAACGCCGTGGCCCCATCGATTTTGCTTTGATTGTCTCCCTTTGTAGGGCGAACGAGATCGTCGCTACCAGGGATAAATTTCCCGATAACGTTGCTGATACACCAGGTAAGAATGGGATTGCCATCATGGTGGAATCGGCCACCGGCCAGAGCCGCTTCCAGCTCCTTCATTGCCGGTGACATATTGGTATAGTCCTGCCGGATATCGACTACGGTAAACCCGTTATCTTCCAACTGGTGGCGAAGCGCTGTTGCTCCTGCAGGGTCGATATCAATCTCGTCAATGCGGGTTTCACCCTGCATGTCGAGAATGCTGGCCAGAATCTCCCGATAATCAGCCTCAGCGCCATCTGTAGCCTCCAGAACCCTCATTTCATAGAATTTCTGGTATCGGTCTGCCGTCTTCAGCAGCTTTGGATCGGTTGTATTGATTGTGTCTTCTGGCACCCAAAATTTAGGCTTGATGCAGTAGTAATGCCGCTTACCTTCAATTTCCCGCGTAAACAACCGTATCCCGGCGTTCATATCCAGCTTTTTCGCAAGGTCGAGACCAATGTTGCAGCTGTCGTTGGCAAAATCTGCCAGCTCAAGACTAGGGTCTTCAGCGGCTTTCCACTGCTCCATGTTGTAGAACGCGGATTTACCGGATACCCAGATATTGAGACGTTTGGTCTTAAAGGCATTAACCTTGCGGGGAACCTGTTTTGCTACTTCCAGAAGCTCAACCAGATCGCTGTACTTAACCGAAACATCCAGATTTGGGTTAGCTTTGATTAAGTTTTTCGGGTCGGTCCAGTCATCGCCAGTATCCAGTTCGTAAATCATGCCAAACAGGCGATCATTACGGGTAATGCCTTCGATAACCTCTTTAACTTCCTTATCCTTGTCATAGCAAGGGGACTCAAGTGACGAACCGGCTGTCGTGATGATGAGAGTTAATGGCTGCGAACGGGCGCCCATACCCATCGTCATCGCTTCATACATATGATCCGTATCATGCTCATGATACTCGTCAATAATCGCGCAATGCGGGCTATCGCCATCGCCGGGTTTACCCGCCATAGGCGCAAAAACAGAACCATCCGGGCGGGTCAGGCTGTCGGTCCATACCGAAATATCAAATCTGGCGCGTAGCGCTGGCAGGCGGCTGGCCATCTGCCTGGCTGGGGTGAAAACCTTTTTCGCCTGCGCCATTGTTGTCGCACCGCAATACACTTCTGCGCTATTTTCACCATCAGCGCAGAACATGTAGGTGCCAATCCCGGCAGCAAAAAACGATTTCCCGTTTTTCCTTGCTACCCGGATATACGCTTCGCGAAATCGGCGTTTTTTATCCTTTTTCGTGACCCAGCCAAAAATCGAACTGAATATAAAAGTTTGCCACGGTTCCAGCTTTAATTTCTGTCCGGCTAAATCGCCGCTGGAGTGAGGTAATAGCTGAACGAACCGGCAGGCTCTTTCTGCTAAATCCCGGTCGAATCGGTAAGGGTAATTGCTATCGAGTGATTTCTTTAAGTCGTCAAAATGGCGCTGGCATGCCAGCCGGATAGCTCTGCAGGCGACTATTTTTCCGTCTACAATATCCCGCGCATATTTGTTCGCCACATTGACGTTTGGATATGCGGCCATGCTCCGTCCTTAAGTCATTAGGGCCGCACCACAATTAAAAATCGTCGAACTCACCGCTGGAATTATTATTATCTCCGGGCTGTTTCTTCAGGATGCGGCTATTGGGGTCCAGCTTTAATACAACGGAGAGTCGAATTAATTCGCTGATATAACGGCTGCGTGCTTTTACTGCTGCGCCAAGTTTCTGGCCACCGGCTGCGGTATCATCACCAAGGCCATCGCTTTTAATTTCCTGATTGGCGTCGTACAGCAGCTGCACGGTATTGCAGTACTCCATCAGCAAATAACAATCCTCCATCTGGAACGTGCCACGGCTAATCAAAATTTTGCACGTCCGTCTCCAGGCATCGATGGCCATATCGCCCAGCAGTTCATCTGGCGGAGTTACCGCTCTGGTAACAGGACTAACCTGGGTTCCTGTGTTGTTCGATTTTCTTCCAGCACCAGGTGATCGCATCCCCGTAGTCATTAAAAAGCACCCCAAAACGTCCCAAAAAAAAATTCTTATTTCTCACGCGCAAAAATCTACCTGAAGCGGCAGTCCCGAAGCGCGAAAGGGGTTAGGGATTTGAACCCCCTTCCCCCTGGCGGCAGTTGCCTCAGTCGAGGTGGAAGTCGTCTTTCAGGCTGCGGCCTGACCGCTTTAGTACTTCATCGTTATTATTCCTCTAACTCAGGAGCGGTTCCGCCATCAGCCTGCAGCACACTATCAGGGATACAGCTTTCCAACGGCTGCATCTCAAAGATTTTGAGTCCATCGAAACCAAGGAAGGTTGCGTTGGTATTGATATTGCCGGTGATGAAGTCGCTAACATCCATCAATAAAGCGTTAACGATGCTTTCTGTGTCCTGCCGCCAGTAGTTCTCGATGGCCGTCAGTAACGGATCAGAACCATTGCTAACTGACTGCTCACCAACCTGGTAGGTTTTCTTGTTGTCTTTCCCGGTGACACATACCAGCTTGCTGGTCTGCATGGATACCTGATCCGAGTTGTTCACCTTAACGGTGATCGTAGCGACCTTATTGCCTTCATCGTTCGTGCTGGAGGCATAGAACATGGCTAGAGTTAGCTCATTACGGTTATACATTATTGGCTCCGTTGACGGTTACGGCGGCGGCGGCCACGCGGTTGCGGTTGTTGGGCTGGTGGACGTAGCTCTCCTTCCTTCGGCGGTTCTGCACTAACTGGAACCGTTGGTTCGGCTTGTACCTGCTGGGGCGGTGGCGCAGGCATCTCTTCTACCGGACCTCCGCCCATTTCAACCTTCAGCAAGGGCTTTTCCTCGAGCGTATGGCTGAAGTAAAGCGCTGTTACTCCGGCACCGAGGAATGACGTTCCGTTTTTCTCCAGGGCAACCAACTGCCCATCAACGTATTCAATTTTAAGATTCGTGGCGGTCATCGCGTTCTCTCTGTTGCTGTTTTCTTTCTGTGACATGGCCAGCACAACGACTCCAGGTTGGAGTCGTCATCAGTACCGCCGTGGGCTTTAGGGATGACGTGGTCGACGCTGGTAGCTTTTGTGGCTATGCCGTGGCGTCGGCAGTTCTGACAAAGATGTTTGTCGCGCTGGAGAACTCTGGCGCGGCGAATTTCCCACGGTCGGCCATAACCCCTTTCATGCCGACTTTTCCCAGCCTGATAATTGCGCCAACCATCGCCAGCATGTTGCTGTCGGTGGGCGTCACAATATCCGCTGGCATCATTGGTTATTGCCGCGCACCCCCGGTGGCGGCATGGGCGTTTAGAGCGGGCTGGCATTAGCGGTTATTCTTAATCGCAGACCAGGCTTTACCACCCGGTCTAAACGCAATATTTAAAGTGGTATCAATCCGCTTAGATATGTCGTTACTGAGATCATCTATCGTCTTCAGGGCTGCGCTAGCATCCATATCAACTTTTATCGTAATGGTTGAAGTCTGTTTTTCCTTACAATCGGCGCCTGGCTTGATGCTCGATGCGGGGATTGTTGTACCAAATATTGAGCCAGAAACTAAATGGCCAGCAATGACGCCATTAACGTATTCAATCTTGATATTTTGCATCATGGACCTTTATGAATAAAAAAGCCCCGCATCTGCGAGGCTACTGGTTAAACATCATGGTGTTGCTGGGCGGCATTGAGAAAACTCTATTCAAAGGCTATTTGGCAAAAGAAACATCCGGATTTAGAACTTGATGTATCCAGTGCATTGAAATGTCCGAAAAATGTGATAACGTCAGTTTGGACCAAAACGATAACTGTTTTTATTCATATTACATCTCGCCCTGCTCCCCCATAAAGCAGGGCTTTTTTTATTCGCCCACCAGAAAAATCAACACAAAACGTATGGGCTAGATACATTAATGCCCATAAAAAAGGCCGCATCAGCGACCGTAAAAAATAAGGAAAAATATATTTCCACATTCAGGCATACAGCCAACCTAACACACTCATTATTATTGCTAGTACGATTAAAGTTATGGCCGTCTTGCGCATGAATACGCCATAAAACGCCAATGCCATCCCAATACAAACGACTATCAATACTGGCCACATGTTAAGTAATAATAATAAGTAAGCTTCCAAATCGCTGTGAATCGTCACAATTACTCCGAATTCATTAATTCAGCCATTCCATAGTTCAAAACTTCGTCACACGATATCATGTGATTGCCCCTTATAAAGCCTGACCTTATCACATGTTTTTAACAAATGTATGTAGTAATGGGAAGATCTACTCTTTCGCTGGGATAGAAGTCCTCACCGATTCGTAAATCCTCTCACAGGTCATTCCTGCTGTGTAGCGTTCGTCAGCGATTGCAGCATATCGTCGAGCCTCTTCTGCAAGGTCTCCAAGCATGTCGGCGAGCATTCCGGCGGTGGCGCCGGTTGTTTTGCTTCTGACGGTAGCGGCGAGACTTGCGGTGTGCTTTGCGGCGTCCAGGCGCGTGGCAAGGTGTTTTGCCTGCTGGCGCAGCTGGTTAACAGTGCCAGAGAGATTAGCGGCAGCAGCGCGCGCTGCAGCGGTTTGGGCTTGAGCATCTTGTACGGCCTCATCGCGGGCGATCAAGCGCCCCTGTTCAATCATCCGGGCAGCGGTTTGCGCGTTAACTTCCTGAGCCGATTCGGCGCTATCACGTTCTGCCCACCGCTTTTCCCATGCCCGATCGCTCCAGGCTAAACCAGCAACAAAGGCACCAGCAATAATCACAGCAGCGATAGCTGGCTTTAAGTAAGTTGCATTCACTGGTCAATCCCCCAGCACGTCAGCGCACTTTCCTGATCCCGGCGAGTTACCTGCCCATAGCAGTTATTAGAGCGTATGCGGCAATCCTTCCCACCGTCCTTAATCCACCAGCGAATCGCTTCACATGCGCCTTTACGGTCGCCGGCGTTGATGCGCTGGTAGAACGTAGACGGGAAGCATTTACCGGGGCCGATGTTGTACGGACAGAATGAAGCAATGCCGACTTTCTGCGGAGGCGTCAACGGTACGCGGATATTCCGATCAACCCACGCCAGCGCCTTATCACGTTCGATAGCATTCACCTCATCGCATTTGGCCTGGGTCAACTTCATTCCCTGCGTGACGGGTTTGCCATCAATTCGCGTGGCGCCTCTGCAAATAGTCCAGATCCCCTGGCTACCATCGCGATAAGCGGTAAGGCTGTTACCTTCTTTCTCATCCAGGAACTGATCCATCAGGGTTGGGGCGGATGCACCAGCAGCTATTAATCCCAGCATGGCTGCGCTGAGTTTCGTTTTCAGGTTGGCCATGTCAGTGATCCTGTGGTGGTGGGCCACCGTAGCCCCGGTCAAGTGACTGCTGATACATCTTTGTCCAGCGGCGTTTGAAATAGAGGTTCGTTAGATATGTAGCCACACCGATTATCACGCCACTTGCCAGGGCAATGAAATTCCAGTCAAGCCCATGAAACCAGTCATACGCTCTCGCCAGCCCAGTACAGATCAAGCCACCCGACGTGCAGTACGAGGCCGCCGAAAAGATTTTGTCAGGCATTTTCATAGTCTCCACCTCGCGTAGTTAGCGGGTGCTGTGCATTTGAAAAGGTCAGGCTCATCGGGCTGATTTATCAACAAACCGTATCAATGATGATTCCCGTGAGCCTGATTAGGGGAAATAGCCCACCAGCAAGACGGGCCAATGAATATGGAACTCAAATAAAACACACCAATACACACAAAATCCTTGCCGCGTGTGTATTGGTGTGTATAATAAGAATCAGGCCAGGAGGGAATATGAAATCGACTGACCTGATAAAGGAATTGATAGCCGCCGGATGTGAACTCAAAAGGCAAGGGAAAGGCAGTCACCAGATATGGTGGTCGCCAATAACGGGAAAAACATTCCCGGTTCCACACCCTAAGGGCAACCTACCTATCGGCACCATCAAATCCATCAAGAAAACGGCGGGGATCTAATCCCCGCCACCTTTGGAGGTTACTATGTTCTTTTCAGTGGGCGTTGAAACGCCAAAAGATGAAAACACCGCCTACGGTATGATTGTTCCTGCGTTTTCAGCTTATGAGATGGGTTGCTTCTCCGCCGCTGATACACAGGACCAGATCGCGCCAATGGTTAAAGAAGCCATTCTCTTAAGCGTTGAGTGTCTGATCGAAGATGCCGGGCGCAGCGTCGATGAAATCAAAGACGCCGGTTATATGGTGTATGCAGCTAACCCAGAATATAAGGACTTTGACAGCTGGTTCATGGTTGAAGTTGATTTGTCTGAGTTCGAAGGCAAACCACAGCGTATCAATATTTCACTGCCTGATACGCTGATTAAGCGCATCGACAATGCCGTAAAGGGCAACGCCAGCTATCGTGACAGAAGCCATTTTCTGGCTGAAGCCGCGCGCCACGAATTAAAAGGTTAACTAAATAGCTTTACAATTAGGCTCAATGAGCCTAATATAGTTCTTACGGTGGCGACAGAAAGCCACTCGGTCCGAGGAGGCTAAGCCACCGATAAGGACACTGATGAAACTCTCTGAGTTGACGATTACGAAGACGAACTTCCCTGAAGCAGATTTCTGGATTGTTCGTCGGGGCTCTTTAAAAACCTGTGGCGAACCGACCAGAACCTTTAACCCGGAGCACATCGGAATAAAGGTGGTCAGGACCGATATCCTTCTTCCTGATTACCTCTACTACTGCATGATGCACCTTCACCGCTCAAAGGTATGGGAGGCCAGAGCCACGGGAACCCTGAACCTCGTCAACATAAAGATTTCAGATGTGCGTTCTATCGAGTTGGAACCGCGCTGATGGATGGAGGGGGAAACCCCTCCTTATCAGGCTAACCAGAGATAAAAATATGAAAATCAGTATTCCGCTACCGTCACTGACCGAGCAAAAGAAAATCGCTTATGAAGAAGGCGTAAAAGAAAACGTGCGGCAGCTGCAGGCCAATCTGAATGCGCCGGTGATTGATACTGGTTCGGAGATTAATGCCGCCGAGTTCGGCGATAAGCATTTACTGACCGAGGAGAACGGTTGGGAGCCACCAGCCGGCGAACTGATTGATGCATGGTTTACGCAGTTCAAACGCGCATTCCCTGAATACAACTCAGATAAAAAGCTGGGTTATCTTCTGGGTATGGTTGGAAGCAATACCGATCGGCGTATTCGCACTTTCCGTACTGGCGAGCGGCCAATCCCCTATGGGATATGGCGCCGCTTTCTGGTTATCACCGGGCGGGTCAATCAGGAAATTTTTGAAGTAAAAGGTTTCTTTACCGATTAATCCATCCCGCATACGACGATATGACAGGGGTACTGATGCAATGCATCTCGCGAATACCCCTGTCGTATCGCCGGAAAGCAAAAACCCCGCTCTTGCGGGGTTTTCGTTGTAATCAAATTGTCGCTTCTTTCGCTGCCGAGTGGCGCAGCTCTGCCAAGCATGAATGGATTATCTGATTTTTTGGCCCATTTTCAACATCAAAAGGGATTTATAGCACTTTTTGTTAATCAGCCTGAATTCCCTTTCGTACCGACAGAAATGTTTTTGCTCTGAATATTTCCAGGCACCATCGCACGCGCTTGCGGGCTTCACCATCTGTTAGCCACGGGGCCACCAGCTGTAATTCCCGGGTTATGTCAGAGATTTTTTTGCGTGTGGTGTAATAACTAACTCCTACCAGATAAACCGGATCCGCCGCTTCAAATGCGCCGAGAACACAGCGCTCTACGAATTCGGCATCATCATCATGAATAGCGGAATCTATCAGGCTGATGACTGGCTGAGGCCATAAAATCGCATGTGCTCGGTTTAAGGCTTGCTGGCCTCGATATCCCTCCTCCCTCGCCTGTTCTATCGCTGCAGTAAATCGTTCCAGCGCTTTATCTGACCAGCGGTCCCCTTTCAAACCTCGCCAGCAGGAGTGGCTTGTGGGCTTTCGGGGAGCTGTTCCCCCACGCATGCTCTCTCCCCATATTGTTAGCAGTGATTTAATCCAGGCAGACTGAATGCCATTCAGGGGCGTAAACCGGCCTAACCAGCTTTTGCGAGGCGCGGCGGCCACTGTTTCTAATCCTGCGCGCTGCAGCCGGCGTTGACGTGGTGTCATCATGCTCTTCTCCTTACGCCAGAACGCCGAGCGCATAGGCCCGGTCCAGCAATTTAATAATTAATTCCGGCTGACTGCCGTACTCGCGCTCGAAAGCAACTGGATCGTGATGAAGCGTCCGGTGATGCTTACGGCAAAGAGGGATCGTAAAAATATCGTGTGCCTTGGTACCAACGCCGCCCTGCCCCCATCCGATAAGGTGATGCGCATCGTCAGCAGACTGACCGCAGCACATACATGGCTGAGTCTTTACCCAGGAAATAAAACCATCTGACACCCAGCGGATCCGCTTAGGTCTGGTGAATAAAGTGGCTGGTGCCACGGGATCAACAACCACTGGCACCTCTGGTTTTACCGGGGCTGGTGGTTCAGGATGCCTGGCAACCTTAGCAACAAGCGGGGAAAGAATGCTGGTGGCCGGCACCGATGGGACGATTTCGCTTTCTTTGTAGACTGACTGGAAAACTTCTTCTTTAAGCCGAAGGGAACGGCGCGCCATCTCTTCTGTGATTTCGTCCCCTATTCCAACGCTGACAGCCCACCAGCACAATTCAGCAAGTGACAGGGAGCGTTCAGGGTCAAATCCCAGTGCGATACGGGCAGCATCGATTATCAGATCTGCGTTATTGATACCTACCAGCCTATCAAGGGTTTGATCGGTCTGGTACTTCAGCTCGTTATCACAATGCCAGCATGCAACGATTGCCCCGGTTGAATGCCGGAACGTTACCAGCTCTGAATGGTGATAATCAGAATGTGGCCACTGGCAATGCTTAACCCTCTTAAGCAACCAGGATTCGAGACTATTCACACCACCAGCAGCCCTCACTACCCGCTCTTTCATAAAGAATGGTCGAATATCAGGATCATCTCGTAAAGGTTGTCCAGCGTCAGGAATGCGCCCGCTTGGTAGAGCCTTCATTTTTTCTGGCAGAGTCTCCACCAGCACGCGCCCACCGCTGAATAAAGGCATCAACTCTTTCCCGGGTTTAAGCAACACAATTCCCAGGTGCCGGGCAACATCAACATTTAGTAATGCGCGCATCAGTCCCTCCACATTTTTTGTGTGTAGGTTCTGTTAATGCGCGGTGGCTTGCTGGATTCCGGCAACAGCACACGGAGTTCCCATGAGATAAAGTCGCTCGACAGGCTTTTCTCAACCGGACAATTCTTTTTCCGGTAGCGTTCCGCCAGTTCCAGAGCCTGAGACTCTGAAAGTTGTTCATGGAGAAACCAGCTTTTCTTCATGGGCGGGCCTCGTACACTCGCAGGAACTCCAGCGCCCGATCACGCGATCCAGGTGCGTCAGCGATCATTTCCTGCAGCAGCTGCACGGCAAGTAATGGTTCCTTTCTTCCGACGACAGAAATCCCACGGGAAACACCGCGAGATAGTTTTATGAAGTTTTTTTTATGTAACGCACGAAGGTGCAAAGCGACAGCATTCGGTGAGCTAACGCCGAGAAGCCCGGCCAGTTCCTGAACGGTCGGCGGGTAGCCATGCTGATTGATATATGCCACCAGCAGATCAAAAACTTCCTGCTGTCGTGGTGTCAGGTTGTGGAATGAAGAAAGACCAGCGCCATCAACATGATCGCCAGCCTGTTCCGCATCAGATATTAATTTTGTTTGCGCCATGGTTTCTCTCCGTGACGCAGCAGGTATAGGTTGTTCAGGCCTATGACGGGAGTGTAACAGAGCCCGGAGGAATCTGGTAACCCCCTCCGGTCTTTGCTCTTTCAATCATCTGCGAAAACAGCGAGAGAGTCCCCACGATCTCATCGGGCTGCAGAGGCATAAACGAAACAGTATCACCGCGACGGTACATTAAAGCGCGCTCACATACGGGAAAAGAGGTGAGACGGGCAACAATTACCCCGTCATCGCATCTGATTACTACATAGCCGGTGTTCGGCATTTGTTGTTTTTTAGCCACAGCAAAATCCTCAAAATAAACCAGGTCAGCCACTGGACCTCTACTCAATAGAACCAGTCGTCAGCACTTTCCCAGGTATCCTGAAGGATTTGCTCCACCCGCTTTTTGTCCCCATCCATCCCACCAAACACACTCAGCCCATCAGTACCGGTTCGGCGAATGATCAAACTGCAGTTGTTAAAGTTTTGGTCAAGCCTCCGCAGCAGCTCTTTCTCTAATGCCGGGACAGCGCCCTCTGGTAGCTTTTTGCGACGATCAATTGTGATTTCCACTTTCATAATTAGCTCCTCACGCAAACACTGTATAAATAAACAGTATACTTGTTAGATGAAATGTTCAAGTCCTTGATGTCATATTTTGCTAATCACATGCCCATGTTTAACTTGAAGTTTTCCCCAAAAAAACAAAACCCGCCGTAGCGGGTCTGGGGTTAAATAACGGGGTTAGGGTCTTCCTCGACGTAGTTTGCCCGGTTGATCAGGAACGTTAAAACGCCCTTCACGTCCACATCGTCCAGGGCGTCACCCTCTATCGCTTCACCATCTGAAGTAATGAGTGCGCGACCGCGAACAATGCCAAACTGAATTATCCCGCAGAAAGAAATCAGTACGTGATCTCCCTGCTTAGGGCGGCGGGAAACATCAACAACGGCGAAACCCGCGCTCGTCTCTAACACGCGGCAATTTGCGTCAATCTGACACAGCCTATTTATTGTAAGTGTCTGTTCTGCGTAGTCTTTAGCTGGTGATGGGAAGCCCATAGAAGTACCTCACACAATATTACTGTATGCATATACAGTAATACTATTAAAGAAAATTCTCAAGCAACCAGTAGCCTTTGGCGATCATACATCTATGTTTTCAATAGATTTTTTATGAAAAGGAACATGAGCTTAGATTTTATTGAGAAAGAGTCTTGATTTGCTACCCCACCCACATCAAAGAATTTATCGCGCTGGGGTAATTTCATGGGCGTTTTGAAAAAATTATCTTCAATCATTTTTGGCGAAACACAAGATATAGGGGTTATTCCATTAAATTGTGATTGAGGGGTGAGGGAAAGAAGTCACTTCACAGGTTGCTTTAGAGGACCTAACCAAGGCGGCTAAGCATTTTTTAGTTCCATAAATGAAGCACTCGATCAAATTTTATTTTTTTTTCCTATTTTATAGACATCATTCCAAAGCCTTATCCGGCGCGGACTTAGCGATAATTACGTCTCCGCAACCTCAAATTAACGTCAAAATCAACCCTTGTACTCAAAAGTTCCCATTACTAAAATACTCACCATATAGAGCACCTTATCGTAATGAATCACTACATATAGTGTTTACAGATAAGCTGACTTATAGATTCGTTGTAAAAATGAAAAAGCCCGGCTGATTAGACCGGGCTTTTCAAGCGGAAGAAGAGTTTGCGGCTCTTTTTCCGTGCCAAATGTATCTGGCGACTGGACTTAGCTTAAACAATTGGACGGCATTCATCAAGGTGCTAAAGACCAGCCCGTTTGCGCTAAGTATGTTACGTACTGATTTTTAATATTATATTTAGCCTGGGTTTTTGGTGATTCGAAGACCCCACCCAAACCAATAACGTGCTGAATGTATCTGGCGACTACTGATACTGAAACTGCAAAGGCGAGCCCATGGGTGTTTGCAGCTAGGCACGAAAAAATAAGTGAAACCACCATGGTCAACTTAATTTTTAAAATCGTACCGCCGCTGGTCGTGATAGTTCAAGCGATCGTCGAGTACGTAAATCAGCGCCCATAAGCATGATTTTAATCAAAGGCCCGACATCGCGGGCCTTTTTTCCCATATTTTCTGTATCAAATCTTACGCAGCAACTTTTCTCGAGCACATTTCAGGTAAGTTTGCCCTCACCAGAGCCTCTGCGAACGGAGGTGGCACAGCGTTGCCGCAGCGCGCAACTTGCTTATCCTTCGCATACTTAACGCCGCGGTAATCCTGGTCGATGATGTACCAGTCCGGGAAGCCCTGCGCGCGGTACAGTTCATGTGGCTGAAGCATACGCATGCCGATATCAACGATGCGGTAAGTTACCCCAGCGATTTCCACCAGCCCGGTGCTATCGGATCCGCAATATTCTTTCAGGAACGCTAGCACCTGTTGCGCGCGCTCTTCGTCGTAGTCCTCAACAGCGAGAGTAGTCTCAACTTCCCCGACATGCTGGCCACCAGCGGTAATAGTCGGCATCGGCGCATCAGTCCGTTGTCCGTCACGGCAGGTACCGCGCAATTTGACCAGATGAGAGGCAACAACGGCATGGTGATCGACAGTCGTCACGGAGTGGGTAGGTTCGTCAAGGCTGACGCCGGCGCCGGTATAGTTCCCGCCGTAGTGCTTCGCCAGGAATGCGCTCACCGTTGCGAATTTATTGCCGCCGGCGGTAACAGTGCCCAGTGGATTGCCCAGTTGCAGCACGCGCGGCTCCTGCCCGGGGCGCTCACCATATCCCATCTGAATCAGCGTCGGCGTCACCAACTGCGATTTGCCTCCACCGCCCGCCGTGATAGTCGCGTTCGGCACGTCCGCCCGGTGACCGATGCTGGCGCCAAACTGCCGGGCAATAACCGGAGCGACGACGCAGGCACGGGACTCTTTCAGGATGGTGTGAGCGGGTTTATCGAGCGGACGTGGTTTGGCCTGGTACTCGCTGCTACCGTTTCCAGCCAGGAACGGCGTGATCGCGGCTTCGACTACTCCTAACGCATGACCATTCCCGCCCGGGCGCCTGGACGTGCCAGCCGTCACCGTTGGTACCGGTTCGGTGACTGGCTGCCCGATTGCGCCCGTGCGGAACTTCGTCAGATGAGGTACAGCGATTGCGTAGCCGTGGGTTTTCGTAATCGTCTGCAGCGGTTCAGAGAGAGCCTGCCCCCGGAAGCAATCATATTTGCCTTTAGTGGTAGTGTGGTTGCACTTGACGATGAACGGCTCGGCACTGTCGATAACAAATCGCTGTATTCCGCGGGCGATGCGTTTTAACGTATTTTCTGCCAAGGGCTTTTTGCGGCCAAAAATCGACGGCGCCGGAATGGACCAGTCAATGCACTCTGCAGCTGTGCGCCACGGAGCCAGTTTGCCAGCTAGCACCGCCGGTGATTTCGGGTCTCCATGAGTGGCTTCCGGCCATACAATCGGCTTCCCATCGCAACGCATCACCATGAAGAACCGTTTACGGATGGTCGGAGCACCATAATCACATGCGCGCAGCTCGCGATACTCAACAACATAGCCCAGGCCTTTTACCAGTCGCGCTGCTTCCTCACTGTCCAACGAAATATTCAGAAATTCACAGCATTCCGCCAGTGCAGGATGATCCGCTGAAATGCCAGTTGTCAGCATGCCAATGAACGCCTCAAAAGTTTCGCCAGCGCGGGCAGGGTCTGGACGCATTTCACCAGCGAGCAGCGGCCCCCACGTTTTAAATTCTTCAACGTTCTCCAGCTTTATCACTCGGGGTTTAACATCCAGCCCCCAGCGCAGAACCACCCAGGCTAGTCCGCGGATCGCTTTCTCGACAGGCTTAGCTCCTTTCGCCTTTGAAAAGTGACGGCAGTCTGGTGAAAACCACGCCAGCGCTACCGGGCGACCAGCGGTCGCAACCTTTGGCCTGACTTCGTAAACCGATTCGCAATAGTGCAGCGTGTCCGGGTGATTGGTGGTATGCATCGCAACAGCATTCGGGTCGTGGTTTATCGCGATATCAACACTACGCCCAATCGCCTGCTCGATGCCCGTCGATGCGCCGCCGCCACCAGCAAAGTTATCAACTATGATTTCACTATTAATCACGCGTATTTCTCCATGGCGCAGGCCAGCGAACCTGCCGCGGCAATAATTGATGGTACCGGCATTTTTTCCAGCCACATGCGGTTGATATGGTGCTGCAGTCGGCGCTGGTGGTGCGCCGGGAGTGTCCCGGCATTTTCAATCTGAGAGAAGACCATAATGACTTCCGCTGGCCATACTGTTTCAGGCACTTCCACCAGCAGAAGACTTTCCAGCTCTTGCACGCGCTTGCAGGCATATTTAAGTGAAGGGTCCATACTCATCCCTCCTTTTTGTTGATTGAGGGGGCCACGGTTCGTGCATAAACAATAACGCCATCTTCCGGGCGCTTACGCGGTAAATAGATCTCGGGGCGAGGCCAGAGTGCAATAAAGCGTGATTCTCTGTTTTCCAGGCGGTGATACGCTTTCTCACTCATTACGCCGACCGGGCGAAAAGATTCCTCTTCGCGCTCGAGTTCGCCGATGCGCTGCTGCGCCTTCTCCAGAGCCTCTCCCAGAGCGTCTAGGTCTTCGAGCTTTACGAACAGAACGTCGTGGCCGAACTCTTTTGCATGGGCTGAGCGGCGCTTGAGGCTGGCTAACAACCGGGTAATATCAGTCATGCTGCGAACTCCCTACCTTTCGAACGTTGTGCCTGCAGCAGTTGTTCGAACCTCATTCTGATCGGGTTACCGCAACCAAACGGCATATCGTTTACTCTCCACATTGGGGAACCGTTTTTAGTGCCCGTCTGGACAATCCGTCCGGTACCCGCCAGTTGTCTAACCTGCCCACTGACAGAGCTGCCACTACGCCCCATTGCTCTAGCTATTTCGCCGGACGTCATATCCGGATTAGCCCTGAGGAATTCAAAGGCGGTTATTTCATTGCGATATTTGGATTTGATTTTTTTGGTCATGGTCAAAACTCGTTTACCTGGTTAAACCTGCCGCTTTGCGGCGTTTGTACTCTTCCATCAGAAGCTGTGCTGGTGTTGGCCCTGCCGGATGTCGCGGCGCTTCAAGCTGTCGGCGAATCGGTGGGATCGAGAATCCATTAGCCAGATGCTTCGTCCACTTCGTGAGTAATTTTTCTGCCAGTTTTTTTAGTTCCCCCTCTGTGAGGTTTCGCTCAACTCCAGTTCTGCGCATCTCAACGCAGATGTGATACAGCACGTCCTGTTTCCAGGGGTATCTGTCGCTACCCGAATAGCGATAAGACTCATTGCGCCAGCGCTTGTATTCAGCCATCACAGCTTCGGATGTCAGGTTGAATGGGTTGGCTCCACTCGCCGAAACCAGCGCTACGAATTCAGCCAGATCCGGTGGCCATGTGTTACCCGCGGCGCAGCGCTCCATGCACTGACGACAGACCAGGGTAATCTGGGCATCACTCATCGATCCAATCTGGGCAATCCACATATCCGATGGCGCCGCCCCGTTCTTCTGGGTCCACCGGTTCGAGAATATCTCTCCCATGACCGTCCATAGCCGCCATGCCGTATCCGCCGCCAGCAAGTCCGCGTTGCTTCTCCCAGAGCTCTCTGGCTTCCTGAATTTGCTGGACTGCCCGGGATGCGGTGTTAACTGATTGAATTCTTGCATTGCCGTTACCTCCGGTTGCTGGTTGTGGTTTGGATTTGGCTCTGGCATTTATCACGCTGCGGGCAAATTTCTGCTCCCATTGAACCTGAGTGAACACTTTCCCCTCGGATTTCCAGTACGCGGTGAACTCTGCCAGCTCTGTCGGCAGGTATGCCGGTTCGGGAAGCGATATCCCCCAGGTAGCAGCCAGCCGTGGCCAGTCCTGTGACGGCAGCCACAGGTCGTGCATCGTGAATTTCCCGATCGGAATATCCAGCCCTGCTAGGAATCGCGGCTCCTGAACATCTGGAATTTCGCTCCCGCGTAGAGAGGGGTTTTCTTTTAGATCTGTATCTATATCTGGATCTTTATTAGTTGAATTGCCGTTATCATTCTGTTCGAACGCCCCATCAACACCCGTTGAACGGTCGTTACCATTCCGTTTCTCTTCTGCTGATTTTTTAACTTTTCTAGCTCTTGCTGAGGCTTTTCCCGCATCAGATTTCTGACGCTGTGATGAACGAACCATCTCAAGATCCCTTTCAATACGTTCATGCACCCACTCAGTGCCGTTATCGTTAAAAAACTCTTTTAACGAGACTTCAACGGAAGACCAACGGTCGTTAGTTAGCCGTGCTATTTTCGAAAGCCGACTTTTAGGGATCGCCCTCCCCGTTTGCCAGTAATTGAACATCAGCAGCAAGTACGCCCCATGCTCCTCTGTAGACAAATGCATAGTGTCTGCAAGATAATCAGCTATATAGAGCTGCATATATGGCAATGCGGCCATTACCCCTCCCTCATACAAAACGAGATTAAGGAACCATCATGGTTAAAATTGTGGCGGTCGCCCATAGAGCAGAAATTACTGTTAACTACGATATTCAGAGCGGCATGGTTTCTATCATTTCGGATGAATGCCCAACGGTAGAGGACCCAGATCAAGGCACATGGCAAGAGCTTAAGATCCGCGGAGAAGACATTCCTGAATTGATTAGCGCCTTGCAAAGAGCTCATTCGGCCATCACTGCGGATTTTTAAGCCCGGCTTATCGAGCCTGATGGATTTGAAGGTCTTCATAGAAATACTCATTGTCAAAACTCGATTAGAAAAACTGCGGCGCTACGGCGCTGATACTCGCCAGTAGTGGTCCCGCCGCATCTGCAGGAAGCATGTTAAAAAGTGCAATTGCAGCTTCCCGTATTTCACGTTCTAACTTCTGCAGAGGTGCGCCAAGCAACTTGGCCTGGTGCGCTTCGCTGCATTCTTTGATTGCATTGGCCACCAGCTCGGTTTCAGTTAAGCCATGTTTTAGGCCATGTTTGCGCGCGATCTCTATCGGCATTGCATCAGCGATCGCCGCCGAAAGCTGGATGACATAACTGGTGTACTTCTCTGAACCGCCCTCGTTTTTCAGGTAGCGATACAGATTTTGTTTATTGACGCTGATACCGCGCCCGTTTTGTTTCTCCCACTGTTCGGCCACCAGCTGCGCGACGTGGTCTTGCGCACGCCCAGGTAATGAGGACTCCCATTCCTGAACGGCGGCCAAAATGGCTCGGCATTTATTGCCGTCACGCCGACGGGGCAAATACTGATTTTCCGTTTTCAGTTGCATACTCATCACCGGAGTATGATTTTCAAAAGAGATGGTTTGCATGGTTACTCCTTTGGAAGTCCATCAGCAGGGTTCGGATAAAGATCTGGGCGCAATTCGTGTGGTGTTACCTTCCAGTCGACAGCTTTGCTTACCTTGATCACTAGCTCTCCTGGTATTTTATTTTTGAACCACCCATTAACTGTTTGGGCTCTCCTTTTCATACGACGGCCGAGCTCGGCTTGACTGCAGATGTTCAAGAGCTTTTTTTGGGTTGATGTCTTCATCGGTTGATCTCATTGGTTGTCGATGGAAGACAATAAAACAAATTTAATCGATATCGTCAAATTATTTCGATAGTTAGACCTACAGAAAAAATCTGTATAATCAGTTGTAACTTTATGAATTGGATGAAGAGATGAACTTCGGAAAGAGATTGCAAAGGGCTATAAAAGATCTCGACATATCTCAATCTGAGCTAGCCCGCAGGTTGGGAGTTAAGGCTCAGTCAGTAAGCGGCTGGTGTAACTCTGATATTCTGCCTAGATCTGAAATCTTAAATCTTCTGCCGGCAGCTACTGGTTATCCGCTTTCATGGTTTTTTATGGAAGATGGTGAAGTATCTCAAGATAGGGATCCGTGGGAGACAAACGTTCAAATCAAGCCGTCTTCTGAACTCCAGGCAAGGCTGCTTAATGCGTTTGAACAGTTACCAACTGATGATGAAAAAGAGAGAATTATCAGCCTTATAGACATGCGTCTTGAAGAACTTGA